GACCGTCATTCTTATACTCTCTTAACATAATCCAACGATATCCAGCCAATCCCGCTCTTCAGTTTCCCCCACATCAAAGCACCTGCTCCGGAAGATGTCTGAACTATCGTGAACACACCCGGTTCAATAAAGCGAACCCTCTTGTAGTTCGTGCCGGGTCCAGACCTGATATTCAGATCAGAGATGCTGACCTTCACCAGAAATGGCACCTTCTCCGCAGGCTCCGCCTCTTTCGGCTCATACACCACATTGCCGTCAGCATCGAACACCTTGTATCCCAGATTCTGATCCGCACACTTCTTCGCATTGTCCAAGATCTTAAAAGCGCCTTTCTGGCTCTTGCTGTCATCCCAACTCTTGCGGACACGGTACCACCGGATCACTTCACCGCCACCGGAATCCTTCGCGTCATACTGTGTCAGGTTCCATTTCTCGATGATGGAACAAAGCTTCTCCACATAAGTCAGGCTTGTCGCATAGCCGCCATCCTTGATGATCTGCACAGCCTTTTTATAATCCGTGCAGCCCTTCAGTCCATCATACCTGAGCTTGCTGCCATTCTTAGCTCCAAGCAGATAGGCGGAATGGTCAGCAATCGAATCCTCGATACAGGGATACTTACGGAAATCAGCCGTGATCGTTTCATAGCTTCCGTCCGTGTGCTGTTCCTGGGTCTTCTTCGTGTACTTGCTCTTGCCGTCCCACACGGAACCGCTCCAAGTATTCCCGGACAGGTTGCATTTCATCCCGAAGATATTGTTGGCATTCTGCGCAAGCTCACTCTTACCATACCCGGATTCCAGGATAAACTGTGCCAGCGATACGGATGCCAGGATGCCGCTCTTCTTCATATCAGTCGCAAAAAGCGCACCGACCTTCTTGATCGCATCTGCCTCGGACAGATCCTTCAACACAGTCGCCTGCGTACCCTTTGAACCGGAACCTGAATCCGATCCCTGCAGAGCCGCCGTCACCTTCTCAGCCAGATCACCCATCCGCGCATACATCCAGTTTCCCGGACAGCTTTTATTAGCAAACCACCTGTGAACCGTCAGGATCATCTCACCGCTCTTCGGGGAATAATTCAGCGTCTTGTCCTTATCCCCGAACCAGATCAGCTTGTTCTTTCCGTTACGCTTGCAGATATCAATGCAAAGCTCGATCAACCTCTGATAAACGATATCCCTGAAAGCGTAAGGCTCCGTGGTATCGGAAGCGCACTCTATCGTGATCGCCCTCTGGTCATTCGCACCGGAAGAAGAACACCACGAACGGTTTTTCTCTTCCACATACATTCCGACACGCCCATCCTTATCGATGCCGTAATTGCTGGATGCCTGTGTGCTACTCTTATAAAACCAGTCGCCCAGACCTTCTGCCGTACACTGGCCGACAACACAATGAGGCGTGATCCTGTCAATCGCCATCGTCCTCTGCCCGGAATGATTCGGGGATAACTTCGTATAAACTACCATCGGACTATTCGTGTAACCCATTATTTCTCACCATCCTTTTTCTCTTCTTCGGCTTCCTTGCCGTCATCTTCCTTCTCAGCCCTGTCATGCAGCTGTTCCAACACCTTCCTGAGCTTCACCGGGATAGGCAGTCCCAGATATGCGGCGTTCTCCACCAGCGACAGTCCTTCATTGCTCAGATAGAAGAAAATGATCGCCGTCCTAAGCACGCCCGCCTCACCGAAGATCTGAGCGTCCAGGATATGACCGATACCTACCAACGCAAAGATAAGCACCTTCCGGCAGATTCCCTTGAACCCCACGGCAGAAGAAAGCTTCTTATCCGCTACCGCACACATGATCCCGGTGATATAGTCCAGAACCACGAACGCAAGCAAGGCATAAAACAGCCCGTCACACCCGCCAAGGAAATAGCCAAGCCATCCGCCCACAGCCGCAAAAATCGCCTGAATCACATTCCAAAACTCTTTCATCGCAAATCCCTCCATTTCGTTGCAAAATTAAAGGGACAGCCTCAGCCATCCCTTCAGAAACAATATTCAGTTGCCCGGAACCTTATACCGTCTGCTCCGTCAGTGTATAGGTGATCTTCATTGTCTTATCCGCATTCTTCACCACCGCCTGACTCAGATTGCAGATTGTAGCCAGATACGGTGTAAGGATCCATGTGTACCTGTACTGATTCAGATAAGCGCCGCCCCAGGCGAAAACATATTCCTTATACCGGAAGAACGGCGTGGAAACATTGCCGCATCTAATTCCGGCATAGGTCGCAAGCACATTGTCACTTACGTCAATCTCAAAATCATAAGCAACGATGATGTCATTGATGAGCGACAAGCAGCAGTCACAGCTTCCCGTATCACCCAGACACTTCATCTGGGAAGTAAAGCCCAGGGAAATCAGCGTAACATCCGTGCTGTTGGAAATATTGATCTTATAAACACCGGTCTTGTCATAAGACGGTGCGTACAGATATCCGTTTCTCACCACCGCACTTCTGTTCCCGGAAGGATAACTCGAACCTTCCTTGAAGCTCCCCATTATCATCAGCGTGGCATTGGAAAGCGTCCAACTGCCTTCCGTAAAGGTATAATCGCTCTGCTTGATCTTGATCCAAAGCACCGTCGCACTTCCGGATGAGTTGCCCTGATTGGAAAATCCATACCAGTACCCATCGCCGCCATCCA